CAATTGGCAAATCATCGCTAACATCCGATTGCTCTTCAGACATCAAAAAAACCTGATCAACGATTTGTTTTGCCTGTTCCGGTTTTATTGATTCAATTGATTCTAAATACTTATAAGTTTCCGTTTTTGCCTCTTCTGGTGTAGCAGCCCCGCCTGATTTACCAACTGTTTTTTTTCTGACTTTAGCAGCAAGTTCTATTTTTTTGGTTATGTCGGTTCGTGTGTCAATTCCAGCCTGTTTAGCAATCCAGAATAAACTACTAATATGAACTTTGTTTGCGTTTGATTTCAAAAAATTAGTGTACTTTTTATCGGCTTTTTCGTAATCGTAATCAGGGTGAAACTGACTAATATCATGAAAGTAACTACGCCCGGCATCGCCAAACTCACTTGCCAGCGCAAATCCTATTTTCATCCAATCAAAATAAGAATCTGTTAAGTCAATCCGGCGTGATCTTATCTGATCAATTATAAATTCAATATCCCTATCAGCGTAAACATGGGCATAATTTCGCGGTTCAACGCTTTTCCTTTCAATAAAAATATCCCACTTTTTAGCATCCGGATTTATGTGTATTTGATCATCAAAAGAAACAAACCTAAGGCGGCTGGTATCTTTGCATGATGGGTCTGAAATTACCTTATAATTATCGGCCAGATATTTTTCAATTGCCAGGTAACTTTCTAAATGCTTTTTCGGGTCAATCTGAATAAATAAAACAATACCATGCCCACCAAGTGAAATATGACCTGCTGTAACATAGTCATCAGAATAAAGTACATCGCGGGCATCAAGTAGATTTTGTTCGTTTTTTTCCTGATCTAAGTCAATCGCAATTATACCGGAATGCCTTACCATTTCAGATGCTTTCCTGCCATTGTCAAATCGCCCTGAAGCGGTAACGGCTTTAACTTTACTCTTATCAATTATTCCTGCCCTATAATCAATAACCTGATCCTGCCAATAACCATTTTTTATATTATCCAGATAATCAGCAAACGTAATCACGGCATCCGGTTTGGTATTTTTAACATTAGAAAATATTGAAAGTTCGCTCATAAGTAGGGAAAGTTAGCCAACAAAAAAAACCAACGGTTGAACCCTGCACACAGACAGACCGTTGGTAATTTGTTGGCGTATGAAGAACTGAGATTTTTTGATCATGGTTTCTGTGTGTTGAGCCGGGGTTCAGTCGGCATTGAATTGAACTGCGAATATACAACATTTAATCTCGAAAAGCAAATTTAATCCCTAAGTAAAACACTGAAAAAACTAAGTGATTTACTTAAAATAGTGCGGATTGAACCGGGTCGATTTATCATAATTTTTTTTAAAAAGGTAATACATTAATTGGTATAATCATAATTATACTATAATAAGTTTCCGTATTGTTCCGCAATAGCGTTGGCGATGCCTGTAAAAGTTTTCGATCTGATTTTTGCCCGTTCAGGCCCATGTGGACAGTAATGTGTTTTCTGCTGTTCTGATTTTGGAAGTAATGCCATTTCGTGATAAACATTTTTTGTATGAACTAATGGTGGCAATCTGAAAAGCCATAAACAGGTCGCCTTTCTTTCTGGATGACCAAACTGGTAAGGCTGGATTAACTGGCTGTATTTACCTATTTCCTGAACGGCGTATTTGTGAGGTATAGGATTTTCAATTGCAATCCTATTGCCTAATTTACCGTACAATGTAAATTGATTAAAAAACTTTGTAGCCTCATATAATTCAGCCCACAAATTACGTTTTTCAAGCCAGCATACTCCAGAATTGGTTAGCCTTGTATAAGGCGGATGGGCAATAACTAAATCCCATTTTTGCGACCATAACGCCTTAACTGCATCGTCTTTTATATGCCACTCTGGATGACCACCTGAACATTCTTGCAGATCACAGCTAAAAGCTTCGTGACCTTTATTTCTAAATGCTATCGTTACTGCCTGGCTTTCTTCACAGGCTACCAAAATTCTGCTCATAACTCAGTCTTTTAAGGTGTATTTAAACGTTACTGTTTGCCCGAACCAATCCGCCTGCACCTTCACCGGCTCGTCATATCCGGCGTAGTACAGCCACTGATTGGGCGCAATAGGTTGCCAATTCTTGTATAGGTGCGAATTGATCAAACTGTCCCCGGCGATTGAATCAAGGCAGATGAATGCCGTTGTGCATATCCGGTCTGTAAACTCGTATGCAATGTAACCGCCCGGGACTTTGTATTCCAGGTAGTCTTTAGCATGATAGATCAGTTCCTTGTCCCGGTTCTGAGCCTTCACGTTCTGTTTAGGCCATTCGAGGTTGATGTACTGACAAAACCCATGCAGTGTTATAAAAATTAAAATTGTGGTCAAACTTGTTTTCATTTTGCTATTATTTAAAGTTAAGTTTTGCAAATTCCTTGTGTAATAATACGGCATATAAATCATATGCTTTTGCCGCATCAATCTCATTAATAAAAGCACCGATATATATACTCTTTCCATTAATTACCATTTGTGCAGTCCATTTTTTACGCTCTTTTTTATATGATACTCCCTTGTAAATACTTTTACTTTTTGCTTTTGGATTTTGGTTCATAGAATTTTGCGATCTTGTGCAAATCCTTATATTTTTACGTTGATTGTCAAGCCCGTTGTGATTAATATGATCAACCAATATTTTTTTATCATACACATTAAGCAAAAACCTATGCATTGCAACTAATACTCTTTTACCATTTATATTTAAGTTAGTATAAGAATAAAATGTGTAAGGACCCTCGTGTGCGCACCATCTAAACTTATTTAAAAGTTCAAAGTACTGATCGTCAACTAATGCAAACTTACCTTGTGATAGTGGAATTTGTTTCATAAAAATACCGGCCTAATGTACAAAGGCTATTCCGATCACTCAGGATTGAGTAAGAGGCAATGTACAAAAGGCCGGATTTAATTTTTTCATGGTTTCGGAATAGCGATGCTAAGATACGACATTTAATTCAAAAGTCAATAGATAAATAATTATTATTTATCTTACTTAAACTTTATCTCATCCACATCAACGATATGAAACGTATCGTCTGCTAACTTTATCCGGTGTTCGTATTTACCAACTCGGTAACAGTATAATGCCGGTTCTCCTAATACGGTTATTTCGGCTTCGTGTTCAAGTGCGTTCACTCTTTGGCGGTGCAGGCTGATTCGTGCTACCTGCCAGATTATGCCGGCAATGAAACAAATTACAAGCAGGTAAATGGTGGTTAGGGTTAGGGGTGTCATGGTTCGATTTGTTTTAAAATTTCCAATTAGTTTCCATTTCATCAACTTCGGATTCAATCCATTTAATCTCTTTGCGCCATTCAGGTAACATTTCCCGGATTGTAACTGGTGTATAAATCTTAACCTTTGTGGATTTGTCGGTTGTTACGATAGTATCTATAACCGTGTCAAGCGTTACGATTATCGGAACTAAAGGCCGTTCAAACCTATCAGGACAAAATGACAACCAATGCACCGCCTGAACGTCATCAGAAACGGCGAAGTAGTTTTTAACCTGAGGCCAATGTTCTGAATCTATGCCATTAAAAAACCGTTTCAAATGCTTTGCCCCGTTGCGGGTGCTTTTGATTTCCAGAACGATTCCTGCATCCTCATTCAATCCGTCAGGGCTGGCAAGGTGTATACCTGAATAGTCGGAAATAATGCAGCCTACCTCTTTAAAATCAATTCCAGACTGTTTTATGTAGAGTTTACGTGCAACTGGTTCGTTATCCTTTCCGAACTGCATATCATCCGAAACAAATTCATCGTTAAATTCCATCCATGGCGACATACGTTCATTTAACAGGTCGAACAGTAACGAGTTCTCACGATTGGAAATAACCTGGCCGAACCGCTGCCCGCCTATTTTACCCCGTTTCAATTCAAACCATTCAGGGCTTAACTGTTTCATCGTTGCTATTTTCATGCTGGCAGGGTTGTTTTGAGTTGATCCTTTAAGTTTACCATTGCTGATTGTTCCGATGGTGTAAGGCTGGTGAATGCCGCCCTGAGTTCGTCAAGTGTCAGGCAGTTTTTAAGTAACTGTTCCTGTTTGGTGTAGTCGATCGGTTTGGTAGGAGCCGGTTTTACATTGCGTATCCGTAACGCTTCGACAGATTCACCAAATGCCGAAACTGTATCAATTCCAAGCTGAACCCGTAAACCTGGCCAGTCATCAATGAACGGTGTCCGGTAAAGTTTCTCAATCGTTTTGCAGTTAGTCCGGTTTAAGATCATCGGTTTATCGGATTCGACAAAGTAACATACAAAGCAGTCCTCTTTTTTTCCGGCTGTTCCGGTTACTTTTTCTTTGCGGGTTTCTTTAATGGTCAGAACTATGTCTTTCCCATCCGGCAGGCTATAACTACCCATATAGTCGTAGTTAAATTCCTTCTTCCAGTGCGTTTTTTCGTTGCTCATTGTTCGGGTGTGTTTAAGTGTTTTTGAAATATTCTGATTACCATATCCCGTTCACCGCAAAGTGCAGATTTCAGGTGTGCTTCGAGCATTCCGGTAAGATAGGCGAATTTGTATTCGTTATCCTTTTGCTCATCTTCGATCTTTGCGACATACCGACTTACAAGGTCGTTTATTTCTTTGTCCGTCATTTTGCGGTGTGTTTCAAAGTGATTACAAATGATTCGTCTTTCATCGGGCAATCAACAGGAACCGGCAAAGTATCTGCGGTTTCCTCTGTTTCGTGTTCTACCCTGATTCCTCTGTCAAGTGTCGGGTCCAGGTTGCAGTAGTACATATCAGCGAATTTGCCACCGCCATAGGTTGCCATCGGGCAGTTCGAGCAGTTAGTTACCATTCGTTCCATTTCCGTTCGATTTAAGCCCGTACAGGGCGGTGAGTAACTTTGTTAAGGTTGACAGCCTGATGTCGTTCTGACCTGCCTCAAATCGGTTTATCTGCTGTCTGCTGACCTTTGAGGCGTTGACTAAGGAATAAACCGAAACATTCAGTTCAGTTCTGAGCCGTTTGAATAGGTCGCCAGTGTAAATAATTGGTGTTACTTTGCTCATTTTGGTTTGTGTTAAAGTTTCGCCCGTGTAGCCGGTAGCACAGCAGATTAATGATTGCAATAAGCGGCCTTAATGCCGCCCGTGTAAGTCACCTTCGGTTTCAGATGCCTCGATAACTGCCGGCAACTGGCGTGATTCAATAGCGGCGCAAATTGATTTCTCATTTTTTGCCTTCCATGCCTGCAATCTTTTGCCTGACATACCTTTTGGGATTTCAACTGACAGTCTGCGGCTCTCACCATTTATGACCGTACCCGATTTTACTGTTACGTGTGCCATGATATTTGGGTTTTTAGTGTTAAGTTGATGAAGCAAAGATACAATTAATTTTATACCTAAGTCAAGTTTTAGGTAATAAATTTTTAAGTTTAAATGAACGTGTGTTAATAACCACGTAACTAACTGAGTAGCAATAAAAAAGCCGGGAACCACCCCGGCTAATTACCCACCAATCCAAACTATGCTAAATTTTAAATATCTTCCAAACCCGATAAGCACAATAGATAAGATTAATAACCACGAAAGCCAAAACCCACCATACCCACTTCGGAATGAACCGGTTTTCTTTAACCTGAACCTCCGACTTGCTATAAAACCGTTCTGCGCTTATCCATGTCGCTCTGATTGCATTATCTAACCTGAGTTGGTATGTTGTATCGTTTTGCCTTAATTCGTGTCGTAACAGCCCCATTTGCACCCATGCCTTTGAGTAGGCAAAATCAGTGGTTAAGATTGAAGGCCGGATTGAAGTGCCTTTGATAATCAGAACCGAATCCGTGATTGTGTCCCCTTTGATGTACACGTAAATAGTCGTGTCGGAATAAACGGTGTTGGTTGTGCGGATGATGCTGTCCTTTGTAATCACCATCGTTTGAGGCGGAAACTTCCGGTTGCATTTGCGTTCTGTTGTGCATGATGCTAAAGTTAGGATTAATAAAATGCTAACCAGCAGATTGATTTTCTGTTTCATTTTGTGAGGGTGTTTGTGGTTTACCTTTCAAAGCCTGAGCGATCTGAACCGTTGTAGCAAGCCCGATTAATCCGGCTCCGGTGTACAGCATCGGTTCAAGCAGGGGATGTTCAATCCGGCATAGTACGCAAATAATAACCACGATAAGCAATAAAGCACCGTACACCCGTTTGGATGACCATGCCCCGTTTTCGCCGTGAATCTCTTTGATTGCGTTCATATCGTATCATTTAAGGGAACAGCCGGGCAGGAACACACCCCGTAAACCCGCCCGTTAATCACTGTTCCGGTTTGGTTTCGTAGTAAAGTTTGACAACTGCCTTTGCAAAACCCTCATAAAATCTGCAAGCAATATCCCCAAACCGTTCATATTTTGAGTTGTGCAGATGGTCTTTGCAAAGCCTGTCTAAATCCAAATCCAATTTCTTAGTGTATCGAATCCTGATTTCATTCAATTGCCCCTGAAAGTAATCGGAAAATCCCAAGTCCTTCGCATGATGCCTGCCATCCTGATTACGGGCTGACATTTTCATTTTGGCATTTTCAAGGCATTCAGGCGTAAAGTCCATTGTCATCACATCGTTACAGAATGAACGGGTACGCCCTCCCATGCCTTCTAAATATGCCTTTACGTTTTCGTCATCAACAAATGAAATTGCATCACGTTCAATCTTCAACAGCCGTTCATCAATGGTCTTACGGTTTCTATTGTCAATTACAGATTGCATTCCTGCTTCAATAGTTGCGAACCGTTCAAATACATCCCTTTTAAATGATTTGAAATGAATACCGGAATAAGCAACCGTTACAGAAATAATAAGAGTTGTCATCTCAGCCCAGGGGAACGGCTTATTGATTGGGTGCTGTTCTGTCTGTTGTTGAATATACTTTTCAAACTGTGTGCTGTCAACTCCAGCACGTGTTACGAATTTGTATTCGATAGGCTTATCTTCAACTTTAAACACCGTGTAACCGGCGAAAATACCAACGCCCAAAAGCCCGGATAGTAGTAAGTAAGAGAAAATCCGGTTCATATATTTCAGAATTGTTTGCAAGTTGTTACGTGTTTGAATGTTCCTCCCCCATAATTATATTCCATCGTTCCGGTTCCATCGGTTACGTTGTTGCACGTTTCGCAAACAGAACGATCTACCCAAATGCAGTAAATTTTAGTATGTGCAAATGAGTTATTATACACCCTTGTTCCGGTTGTTCCATAGCCAACGCCAATCCCAGATGTACAGCCCTCAAACGTGTTATTATGCACCAGGTTACCCGAAGTATTACCGGCCAACTTTAACCCCTGTGTAACGCCCTTAAATTGATTGTAGCGGATTGTTATGCCCCGGCCTCTATCAATGTCAACGGCTGATGAAACATTTACTCCGGTTCTGAATGTGCAATATTCGATTATTCCTGTTGCCTTGTCTGAAACACCGGCTTTTGAGTTGAATATCACCCCGAACTTATTACCGGCTCCGTTTGTCCGGTCAACAGTGGTATGGTGTAGCCAAAACCCGTTGTATTGACCATCGAATTGAATGCCGTCACCTGATGAAACGGATTGATTAGGATTGATAAAGTAACGCCTGTTGACATCACGTATCAGGCAGTAGCCTATTTCAATTTTAGGCGTGTATGCTAAGTAAATACCATCTAAGGCAACGTTTCCGATCTCAGTATTCAGCACCTTTAACCCTGCGTTGTACATGGCATATATCCCAAACCCTCCGTTATTCGTGTTGTGTGCATTCTCAAACAGGCAGTTATTAATCTTATTGTTCTGCCAGTATTCCCCGGTTGAACCCATCGAACCATAAAGAGCATAGGCCGTTCCGTTTCCGTTTACCTCAAAGTCCGATATGTAGCAATATGAAGCTGATACGCTGAACGCATAACCAGAACCGGTATAACTGAAAATTGGCCTGTTTCCTGCTCCGTATGCCCCGATTGTAACTGAGTTGTCCGTTACCCTTATCTGAATGCCTGACACGTATGTAGTGCCTCGCTTTTGCAGGTAGGTATTACCGTTTGTCAGAGAGCAATCGGTCCACGAATTGAACGGATTTTTCTGTGATCCATCCTGGAACTGTTGGTCGTTTGTTGGGTCGATGTAAACCGTCTTGCTGAAACCTGTTAAGGTAATCAGCATTATCAGAATTGTTAGGGTGTGTTTCATGGTTTCAATTGTACAATTGTTGAACTAATTACGGGTTTGGATCGTAGTATGTTTTCACGTACCCCGGCAGTATTTTATGAATGTAAGATTTTGAATCAGCGAATGCAGCAGAATCAAAATTAGCTTTCATCATTTCGGCAATACTTATCAAGTATTCAGAATCGTAATGAGTGCCATCGTTGGTTGTTGCATCGCTTGTATCAATCAACTGAGAATTTGCATTGTTAGTTACAAATAAGGCCTGTGCTGCCCTAATTGTATCTCCCGGAGTTTCAGCAGCGGCAACCTGAATACTTAATTGCGAAATTTGTATATTAAAAACTCCGGGTAGTAAAGTACCCCACTTTGTAAAAAATGCAGCCAAATTAGTATAATAGGCATTTGCATATTCAGCAGCAGCAGCATCTCTTTCGCCCTGAATCCATAGGAACGACTTAATAAAAGGCTCTCTGCCGTTTTTGAACAGTAATGTTAATTGTGTTGAAATATACCCCGCCAATGTGTCAAAGTGTTCGCCTGTTGTTGCAGGGTTCCAATCAACGGCAGATGAACCAGCAGCCAACCCTGTTGAACCGGGCCCATGTTTAACCACGAATAAATCAGTTACTAATTGAGTATATATTTCAGCAAGTATGTCATCAACCCCTACTGTAGTAAAGCAATTTGTAAAATCCATTTTCCGCATGAATCCACCGATGTATTGATAAGCATTGGCTGTTCTGTAGGCTGTATTTGTCAATACTTCGTAATCAGTTCCGGCAAGTTCGGCATTAACACCAGCCCCTTCTGCATTACTCTGCCCTGCCAATACAACGACATCAAGTGGCGTGAATGATTTAGATTTATCCGAAAGGTTCGGAAAGAAATAATCATCTACCTTAGTGCCTCCGTTGGTATAATTATAATGGAAGAAATCCTGAGTATTATCCCATGCACTTCCAGTTCCAATTATTGTACCGTGTTTTTCAAAGTTCTGATCTGAAACATTATGAATTACAGTACCATATCCCTCTGAGCATGGATAATTTATTATCTCTGTTCCGTTGACTTTACAATCATATAAATCAGTTCTTTGCTGTTCAGTAAGTGTTCCTGAACCAATCTTAAAATCACATAATTCTCCAGATGTACCTACATTAATTTCAGTTGTTGCAGAATAATACGACATATTAACGTATGAACCCGTATTGGTATCGGCAATGCTTTTCTTAACTTTATCAACATAAATAGCCATACCTGTATATGCCTTGCTGCCATCGTAAACACAAACAATATGATGCCATGCTCCGGCGATTGCAGCCTGTTGCGTGTTCGCTGTTGTAACGCCTATCCTTGCCGTTGTGGTTGCTTGATTGAAACAAAGAAAATTTATCCTGCCACCAAGTACCTGTATTCCAAATTCACGGGCTTTTGATACTAAATAATAAGATGAATCAGCCCCTATTTTTGCCCAAAATGAAACCCAAAATGCTGCATCATTCCCAGCACCGTCATACATATTAAGTGAAACTGGGTCGCTAATCCTTATACTGCCGCTTGTCGGTGAAGTAAATGATGGTTCATCCACAAATGGCAAATAGACTTTCTGGTTCAACAATGTGCCAAGTGGAGTAAATCCAAATCCAAAACCAAACCGGCTCATGACCCTTTAATTGCTAAAAGTGATCCAGATGTCAGCGTTATGGATGTGCAGAAAATCCCGTTCGTATAGCCTCCAACGGTTACGGTCTGTCCGGCTTCGAGTGTCGCTGTACCGAAATAGGTTGCAGCGGCTGATTCACTGTCAATTGATATGGCCGCAATTACCGCACCTGAAGCACCGGCCACGAATCCAGCGAATGAGCCTGTGATTGCATCTGTTCCGGTAATTTGTTTTGTGCCGTATGTCCCGGCAATAAAGTCTAATGCTGTCATAATTAAGCTGTTTTATCAGTGTGTTCGTACCATTCAAATTTCAAATTACAAAGGTTCGCGGCTGTGGATGAAGTAATCCGAAACAGATACTTTGTATTTCGTTTCAATACCAATTCAGAATCTCCGCGTGTTGTTGGTGCTGTCCGGCTTTGCGCTGATGCGGCCCCGCCCTTATATGTCTTTATCAGCGTTCCATCGGTTGTGCCTGATGAAATACCAACGTGAATTGTCAGGCCGGATGTATTTGCGCTGTTTCGGTTGCTGTTTAATATCGTTTGTGCCGTTGTCCCTGTCCTGTCTGCCCCCTCATATAAATCTACCTGAGTGATAGCCGAACCATCAGCAGTATAGACAAAATGAGCATATTTATCGGTATTTGGCGTTGTAATCAGGTAAACAATCGTGCCGGCGGATCCCAATTCGTGTGAAGCCTGAAAGAAATAATGACTACCTGAATGGATTTCATGGTGCGCATAGTCAATAGTCATCAAAGCGTATGTAGCCCCATCTAACTGGATAGGCTGTATTGTGGTTGTTGATGTTTTGCCGTGTGGGACAATGCCGGTGTATGATGTTGCTTCCATTGTGCGAAGTTATTGAAAAAAGGGCGGGCAAATACTACCCGCCCCGGAATCAGGATAACACACTACAGGTTCTTAGGTTCCTGTCTGCCAAATTGGGACTACACCGTATTTATCAGTCCTACGGTATTTTCCACCGGCCATCAAAGTAGCCTCATACGTGCCACCAAAATAACCAGTTGCGGCTTCGTTCACCTGTGTATAAATATCGGTCATTGCCATTGATGTACAATTTTTCTGAACCAACAGGGCAACGGCCATATCTGTTGTGGTTCCGGCGTTACCGTAATCTCGGACCGCATACGATGTAGTTGCGTAAACAACGGTAGGCATCGGGATAATTGTAACTCCGTAAAGGTTCAGCAACTTACCATCAGCACCCAGGTTTCGGCTGTCATCACGATAGGTTGTGTAACCCAGATCGGTAAGCAACTGCCAGTACATTACGGAATCAATCAGCAGATAACGGTCATTCATACCGACTTTCTTAGCATCCATAATGCCCAAAGCAGCACGAAGATCAGCCCCGATGAATTGCTTACGGTTTCCGGTTCCCCCTGGAGCGTGTGCAGGTGCATCGGTTCCGGTTGTTGCCCTGAATAATCCGGCTGTATTGTGAAAATGTGCGATCATAATTTCGGATGCAACACGTTCACCAAGTCCGCCGGTCTGATCACGAAGGATGGATTCGGTTTGCTCGTACGAGTTCAATTGTCCGTCTTTGATCTGAACAACCAGCGGCCCGACCTCGTAATTTGTCAGGCTGTATGAGTTATCGGAATCGGTACGTTTTGTAACGGCAACCGGGTACGTATCATTGCCTTTTGTAACAGTTGCTTTTGTACCGGCGTTTGGAATGTGTACGGTTGTAACCCCGCCACCCTGGTAAACGAATGCAGAATCATCTTTGATTGCCTGCTGTAACTGTGCTAATTGCGGGGTGAACAGGTTGTCCTCAACAATGTTCAACCAGACTTCTCTTGCTAATGCCATGATTTTTGGTTTTTGTTGTTTATTATTGGTTGATTTATTAGGACATATAAGCCCATTCAATGATTACGCGACCTGTTACCAGCATACCTGCATCGATACCGGCCCATGCAACAGCTGCATTCAGATAAACGGAATGAGCCGAGGCTGAGGCAATACCGAGCGTTAAGGCAACCGAGCTGCGTTGTATTGTGCTGTTACAGTCTGCCAATGCTACACCGGCTTTAATGTTTTCAAATGTTGCTGTACCGGATAAAACGGCAACAGCGCCCGAAGCAATAACGGTTCCCAATCCGATGACTGGTGTACTTGCTGCGTTCAATGCGGCTGTTCCTATCATGCTTAATTGGGTTGTAGCCCGTTTGATTATGATGTCACCGGCGGGTAGTGTATAAATCAGTTTGCCAATACCTAAACTGGCATTGGTTACAGCTCCCAATGAGAGCGATGCAATGTCAATCGTAGTGATACGATGTGAATCAGTGCCGGTTTCATTTGCTACGACTGTACCGGTTGCCGGTACAACTGTTGCGGCCGGGGTGCCCGCGAAGGCTCCAAATGGTGTTAGTATCTTTGTCATTATTCGGATCCTTTCATTGCGTTACGAACTTCCAAATACTTATCAGGCTCATCCACCTGCATACGGGCTGTTTTGTTCTTAGCCACCCATGAATTGTAAATCTTAGTGGCTTCGATTTTGCTCATTGTCGGCTTAACCGGCTCACCTTCTTCCACATGATTTTTCAGTGGTGCAGGTTTTGCGGTGTCGATGATATTCTTAACCGCGTCAAAATCGGTTTTAGCCAGGTTAATCAGGCTTTCTTTTACCGTTTCGGCAACTTTACCGGATGTTACGGCTTCGGTCACATAGTTGGTTATTTCAGCCTCTTTAGCGGTTGCGGCCTCTGCTGTGTGTTGATCCACAATAGCCTGAAGTTCATCGACCTTTGCGGCTTTGTCGATCAGGTTTGTTACTGCGGACTCAATCAATTCATCAGTTTCTACCTCCAGAATTTCCTTGATTTTTGTTGTGTCCATATCAGATTTATTTAAAATTGATTTTTTTGGTTTAGTCATTTTATCAGCGAACCCCCATTCAATAGCCTCAGAAGCCTTTAACCAGCGATCCTCTTTCATCAGGTTTTCGATCTGTGTTTTGCGCTTGCCGGTTCTTTTTTGGTAGATATTCAGCAACTTATTGTCGAACTGCTCCAGCATATCAGCGGCTTTCTCTAAGTCGTCAATGTTACCCATTGCGATAGTCGAACCCCTGTGAATCAGGAATGATGAATTTTCAGTGATTTCAATTTCATCACCTCCCATTGCGATAATTGTACCGGCGGATGCTGTTGAACCTACGATCTTTACCTTAACTTTTGCCGGGCTGTTTTTTAGTTCATCATAAATTGCCAAGGCCTCGAACCCGTCACCGCCGTTTGATTTTATTTCAATCTCAATGTTTGAGTAGTCTCCGGTTATCTGTTCTTTGAAGTTGGCAAACGTGAACCCATCGCCCCAGAATGATTCGCCAATATCACCGGATATTAGAACCTTTGCAGTATCAACGGCGTTTGTTACGGTTATCATAAGGCGTTGTTTCGTTTCGTTTGTGCCGAATAGTAATTCACCTCCTTGTACTTGTATTCCTGATCTTCGTACAATGCAGGGTAATTTTCATCAGCGTATTCAATCATCAATCCTAAACAGGTCGAAAGGCGTTGCCGGATCTCAAACAATGTAGCTGATTTATCGACCTCGTTTGCTGTCTGTATTCCTTCACCGGTAAACCTGTTAATGCCCCTGTCTGTAACCTCAACCCCGATACGGTTCCATACGTTTGATAGAGTGCCATAGGCTAAAGCCGGCTGCACATAGTCCTCAATGAATGAATCGTATGCCGCCCCTGAATTGAGTACAATGGCATCGTACAAATCAGCACCCAGAGCCGCCCTGACGTAATCGTTTTCAGCAATCATAATTTCAACGGGCAAAATATTGCCTGCATCAATGTTTCGAACATTGACCATTGCAATAATTTGAGCCGCTGTTATGAGCGCCATTACTTTTCAGTTTTAACGGTTACTGCCGGGTGTCCGATGTTAACCAGGTATTCCAGAACTTTTTTTTCCAGGTCTTTTGTGATTATGTAATCAACCGGCTGCGAACCGATAAACACATCCTTTGACGGGAATACGGTAACGGTTGAACCTTCAAATGCCGGATTGATAATAAATGTTTTGTCTGCCATTGTTACGGGGTATTAAGTAGTCCAGTTAATAAATGTTGCAGTTCCACCTACGATTGTTCCGGTTATGGTTGCATCGAATGGATATTCCGGTGCGGCTCCGTTACGTTCCAGTATCAATTCAGGTTGTGCTGCATCCTCTTCAGTTGGTGCCTCGCCTGAATCAAAGTTAATAGTTGCTTTCTGGTATGGCCTCAATGCACCCTCAACGGCTGCCGGGCTGATACCAGAAATCCATGCCTGCCCGTTACCATCAACACGAATCGCCACCATTCCACAAACAACCTGATTAACAACTCCGTCAGTCCCGTAAAACCACGTACTGAGGGCGGTTGTGAACTTGTTGAATCGCATTGTAAGTGTATGCGTTTCGTTAAAGTTGTTTGTAGCGTTGGCCACCCTTGCCATTCTTACTTTATCAAGGTGTCCCTGAACGCGCTGAAATACTGCTGCACCGTTCATTGTTACTGCTGATACCTCAGACGAAGTAAGTGTTATGGATGTTATGGAAGCGACAGGACACATATACACCTGAAACTGATTCCCAGGGGTGTTCCGTACGCAAGTTTTGAGGAATGATGTAAAGGCCATAGCTGTAATTTTTTGGCTAAATTACATTTACATTTACGCTATGTCAATTTATACGTCCATAGTGAGAATTATTTATTCCTGACTGCCTATTTTTTCATAGATAATATCAGTTGTTTTTAATACCCGGTAAATCGTTTTTTCGCTGATAAATATTTCCGCGCTGATCTGATGGATAGCCTTTGTAAACTCCTTTGATTCGTTTACTTTCTTCACAATGTACTCATTCCTTGCCTGTAGTAGTGTCTTATCCTTTTTCATAACGCCCCGATTACATTTACTTTGCGCTTTAAATCTGCTTTGTTTTCGATTTCATTAAGGCTGACTTGTACAGGGATTGCTGTCATTTCAGAAACAATTTTCCGAACCATTAAACCGGTATCAAATGCCCCGATGTTCTGATTAGGGTTAAACATACCTCCAGATGCGAAGTAAGCCCCTGAAGGTGAACCATAGAACGCCCGGCCATGTTCACTATTCAAATCAGATAACGCCCTCAATCGTTTACTGTCGTGCTTGTTTACAACTGTAATCACTTCGCCCCGTTCAGCCTCGAATCGTGAACCATCCGAACCTACAAACTTAGTCCCGCCGGATGCGTGAGAGTTGCCGCCAACGTCAATCATACCGCCCTTAGCAAATACCGGATCAGGTTGTGATAGTATTAACCCTACCTGTGCCGCCCCGATTGCAGCCGCAATAGCCGCCCCTACTAAACCGGATTGTGCCATTGCTTTTAGAACGCCCTGTGCAGCATTGGAAACGGCCTGAATAATATTCGCTACCTTATCTTTTTTGGCCTGATCTGTTCTGATCTTTGCTACTTCTCGCTCATATTGCTTTTCACTGATTAACCCGGCCTTTAACTGCCTGTCAAGTTCCTGCGTTCTTATGTCGGCCTGCATTGAATAGGCTGATTGCCATATTGAAACGAATTGACCGGCGGTGTCTGCTGCTACGGATAGCGTAAATTGACTTTCCTCATTCAACTTTGCCACAACTCCGGCGGTGTCGATGTCATCAGGTACGTTCTGTTCATCATCAATACCGAACCGCGCACCCATAGCCTTACGACTGCCTGCGAACTTATCGACAAACTGCATACTGTCGGCCATTTTTAGCAGGTCGCCGTATGTCGGAATAAGTTTTTCAAATTCAGCATTTAAGGTATTGACTGCCTTTGCCTGATTGTTTACAGTTGTAGTTGCTGTATTTTCAGCTTTTACTAAACTGTTCAAACGGCTTTCAGTCCGCATAGTCAGTTCATCATAACTAGCTTGCTCATTGTACAAGCCTATCAATGATTCTTTCAACGCGTCCCGTTCACCTTTTGCAACAGAACCGAAGGCAATAATCTGACTGCTATATCCGGCGGTAGCAGCCCGTAATTTTTCGACTGTCGTTGTTAATCGTGCAACCTCTTTCTGATCGGCTACGTCAAAACCAGAAGCCCCTCCGCCGGAGCGTGCTTTTTCTTCCCGTAACCGTTTTTCAGCATCCAGTAATTGAGCAACAATATCGAACCGCTTTTCGTAGGCATCAAAGTTTTCAATAATATCCTGTAACTCTGCCTTGCTTAATTTGTTGATTGTTGCCGTTCTTTTTAGTTCAGCATTCACCAATATTTCAGCGTTGGCCACCCGTTTTTTTGCGTTCTGATCTTCAATTTCAAGTATCTGTTTCCCGATCTCAATACGTTCAGTATTACTCAGATTGACATTGCGTAACTCCTTTTGCAGTTTCAAAATAGTAACCCGGCTTTTTGCATCCTGAATATCCTGCGCCCGTTTCTTATCTTCCAAACGGTCTAAAGTATCGGCATATTCCTTACCAATCCGAACCGCCTCCCGCATATTCCCGATCAGGTTTGAAAAATCACCGGTCGCAATGGCTTTGAAAAATACATCCGTTGCATCCTTTGCCCCCTGGATTGTGCGCTCAAACTTATCTGCAATGTCATCAGTAGCGGATAACGCCCCACCAAGCAACTGAACCCCGCCTGCAATGGCAGCCAGTCCAATTCCCAACGGGCCACCCGCTGCGGTTGCAGCACCGAGTGAACCGATAGTACCCTGCAACTTACCGACATTCAGCCCAACGCCCTGGAACGCATCACCAATGGACCCGGCATAGTTGCCGATATTCGATTTGAAGTTTCCGGCTGATTTGTCGGCTGTGCGGATCTTCCTGTTTACCTGTTCAAGTGCATCAGCGGCTTTTTTAAATTCAGGTGTACCGACCGCCCATGTCTTTTCAAGCTGTTGGCCTAATCGTTTGGCCTCTAATCGCAACTGTTCAAGCGACCCGGCAACGGCTTTGTTTTCCTTTGCTTTGTCCTTTATAGCCTGCTGTTCCTTTCGGTAAAGTTTGAGTAGTTCCTGCCTGTCTAACTTTTCCTTCTCATTGGCCATTATTACCTCATCACTTAGTTTGATGCTGTCTTTTTGCATCGCCCTTAGTGTCTGCTGAATTTCAGTTAAGGTTTTCAGGTTTTCTTCCGACCCCTCAAATTCAATCCGGTATAATATTTCCTTTGCCATCTCTATTCGTCATTAAGGATTAAGGTAAATTGGCTTATCACTCCATCGGTTACGATCTTTTGTATGGTGTAGGTGCCATTGTACGGTTCTGCTGATATGTAAACCGGCGTGTTGATATTCTCTGTTGTGTCGGAGTTAACCAGGTTAATCAGGTAGTTTACATCGGATTTACCCTGAATTGTCAGGATTGAACCGTTGTTTATCCGGTTGATAAGGTAACGGTGTAGCCTGTTGTATAGCCCTTCAATGCCTAATCTGTCGGCAAATTCCACCCCATCAAACGGTGTGAATACAATAAACTGTTCATCTGTTACAGTACGGCCGGCCCCGGCCACGTGATAGCCGAATTTATAAGCGTTGGTTGACTCGACCCCAGATAGTTTGAGCAATCTCAAATTGAATGTAGTTTTCCAATCCGGTACGGTGGTGGTTGTGTAGTTGTTTCCTTCCGGTATCTCAGACCACATAACCGGAATTTTCACCACATCGGCATCCAATCGGTAAGCGGCCTGTAATATCGTGTTGCTGAAATCGGATTGAAATAGTTTCTTTACCTTGTTTCCGTTACTGGCTTTGTAATTACCTGTTTCCAATGGATTGCGCTTATAGTAATCCAGTGCGAATTTATCAGCAGAATCATCAGCAAAATTAACCTCAAAATCAAACGCCTCTAAGTAATCAATAGCACCTGTTAACGGGTCAATCAACGTGTTTATGTCGGTTCCTGTTTGCGTTTTCTCAAATACATCAAGCCGGACTATGTTTGTAGCTATTGAGTATTGAGGCGTTATTCCATAGTGGAAAAATACCATCTTCAGAAAGTCGTTAACCTTCAAATCCGGCATAATCAAAGCAGGGTTAACAGTCGATCCGTAACCGTAATAGCGTGAAACCTGATTCGTTAATGTGAAATTAATGGCTGATGTATAAGTCCAGTAAACAGATTGAACGGTAGGCGCAATCCTGACATTATAGTAAGTATGAATGCTGATTTTATCACCTGCCTGTAATTCGTAATAATCTGAATCAATCACATAGTTATTAAAAATCATTTCGCTGTTTTCGCTCCCGTCTGCATCATCAATGTAAACCCTCGCTAAAACGGTCGTATTATTTATTTTTAGGCTGATTGTAAATTGTGCGTATGTAATTAATCCGGTAGGTACAGCCGATGTTTCTGTTCTTAAATAGGCATCACCATCAACAGTTAGTTTGAATCGGTAAGTCCCAGTTTCAGGAACCAGGTACCACTTATTAGTAGCATCCCAATTCAGGCCGGTGTCAAATTCGCCGGTACCTATAAAAGTAGTTTGGAAATAGTCATCTGCCCTATCCCAATCAACCAGCGGCCCATACATATAAATTGTGTTGTCTGTCAAATCCAAATCACCAGACCCGGATATTAATTCAGCCTCCTTCCATTCCTCCGTATTTCGTATCTCGTTGGTCTGGGTAAACATCAGGTAAATAGCACTGAACCAACTCTCAGTAATAAAGTTAGTAATCAGGTCGTAACCTGTGAAAATTACCTGGAGCATTTTTGCTAAATTGAACGCCGGGTACCTCTCAATCAGATCCACCGTATCACCGTCAATGAATTTTCCCCTGTCACAAAGGTCGTAAACAATCAAGCCGCCGATGGGAGTAGTTTCCGAACCCATCACATTTGTATAGTTCAGAACGTGGGACCCGATGGACCAGTCCAGTTCAGTGAGTTTAGTATCTCCGAAGTCCAGCCACATCAAAGCGTTACCGGAAACAAAGAACGCGGATAAGGTATTGATTCTGTTTGCATACGATTGCCCGGTAATTATCAGCGACCCTTCAATGCTGATCGTGTCATTCTCATACAGCACGTTTTCAATTATCCGCACCTTATTCGCCCCGTCTGTATCATACAACGAACTCAATGCAGCCCGATTGTTAGCGGTTTCAGGTAATGACAATTGGCCTGATTTAAACGGTTTGCCGGCCTCGTAATTCAGATAGTCAACCGCCTGAAAAGTAAACTCAGTCGATTGCTCTATGATGTCTAGGATTGCCCCGTGTGTTATTTGGTCGCTCATATCAGTACATTTGACCAATCGTTATTGAATGCACAAAGTCCGGGAGTTATTAAGGCCGCCCATGCTGTTTGGTCTGTTACTTCCGGTATTGCTGCACCTGATCTTAGTTTCGTTTCAGAAAGATTGTAAGCCATCCAAACCAAAGTGCCTATTTTAACCGTTGTGTATTGCTTCAAATCGTTTCCAATGTACGGGTTCATTATGGTTCCATCCGTTGCCAATTGCTCTGCAGCAGTCGCAGCCCGATATAATCGTAATGAAGCACCAAAGTATTTATAATTACCTGAAACGCTACAGGATGCACTATTTGAATTTAAAGCAAGGTAATAACCAAGCGGCGCGCTGTGTTCTGTTGACGACCAAATTAAATTGTCGATTTTAGGATAAACAAATCCTGTTAAATTCCTATACCCTGCACCCCGGCCATTGAATGAAACTAAGTTTGTAGCCCCGGTATTAGGTGCATTCCAATACGTGCTTACTGTGTCCTTTAGTTTGCCACCGGCAACAGAATCACCGCCTAAATAAGTTGATAATCCGGCTAAAATCGTTTGAGTTGGAACTAACCAAGTGTCTGAACTTGTTATTTTATCTGCACTTATTCCGACATAAAAGTTATAATGCAGCCCAAACTTAACCGAAACAGGCTCCGGTTTACTTGCCATCGTCCTATCCAACAGCGTTATCCTTACCATATCGCATCCCCCCGATTGACTAAGATCGTTACTTCCGGCGTTGTGTTGTCGCGTGCGTTGGTTACAAACTCAGAACTCAGTAACTTAACCCGTTCCCCGGCGGCGTTGTAAATCTCAGGTGAAGTAAACAAGTCCCGTAGATATTCCAAATTACCCTGCGGTTCGCTGCGGCCAATGAGTAAAATTTCCTGATAATATTCAGTAGAAAAGTCCTTATCAATCATTGAACCCATTGAAGTTAAGAACCCTCTTAACTCAGTCCGGTTGCCTTTTGCGTTGGTTTGGTTTACCTCTGTAAACTCGTACACATCGTAACCGCCGTAATGATTCAGGAAATACAACGGATAAACCACTGCACAGGTCCCAGGCAACAATGTGATTGTAATGATCTCGCTTACCCTATCTCCTCCCGAATCCTTTATGTACATCTGTATTGCTGTCGAACCGGCTACAGGTGTAAACACAAAGTTACCTTTCAGATTGTCTGTTGTGAATGCAACGGTATTTGTGGTATTGGTTGCTCCTACATAGTATGAATAAAACGCTGATACGTCTGATATATCGGTAAGCATCGACATGATTACTTTTGTCCCGGCATGAACCCGATATGAAGTCGTGCCGTTCAGTAGCTTATTTTGGAATCCGGTGTTCAAAGTCCGGCCTGTTATCATTGCTGAACGGATTGCATACCATGTTTTAACCTCTGAGTCCAACGCCTGACGGGAGTAATCAGCAGATAAAGCGGCCTCATATATCGCTGTTTCAATGTAGAATATGCACTTATTCAGTTCTGATGTCCACCCATCGGTAAGGCTGAACACGGATTGAAATATCCCGGCTATCGTTTTGCTGATGTTCTTAACCCCGATATTGTTCTGAAACGGTGTGTAATGTGTTGATATAATCGTATTGTCCCCGTCTATGTCGTACTGGTTATCAATGCCCATGCACCATTTATCCAACTGAATTTTAGCGGTTCCAAAGGTTCCGGTACTGCCGGCATCGTAATCCAAATCAATGACTATGTGCGTTGAATCCGGTACGGCTGCGACATCCCAACGCCCGTTTAGGTAGGCATAATCTCCGGTGCATCCGGTTATCAATACCACGTTATTAACCACACATCCGGCAGAATCGGCAACTGATAATGAAGCTGAACCGCTTGCATCGGATTGCGCCGTTATGGTGTAACTCGTTTCGGCTGCTGTTGTTTCTCCACGAATCCACACTGCGGCGTTGGATGCTATGTAAACATCGGTTGCCGGACTGTTAAGTATTGTTATTGCCATGTTATCTCCCTGTTACTTTCACTGATTTATCAATCAAATCAACCCATTCCTGCCAAAATATCTGTTCAATCTGTGGTGTTGCGGCCTCAATTGCATCGTCTATGCTGTCGGTTCGCTTGCCGTTCTGACTGTATTTGTAACTCCCCGATGTCGGCATACCTTCCCGCGCGTGTGTAGTGGCAATGGCGAATGCAATGGAACGCCCTGTTTTCTCATCAACTCCCATCCTAAACTGAGCGAACCGGGTTAAGCCTTCAATCCTGGCACGGGCATAAGGGTATTTAATTTGTTCGGCTTTTACTCCCAGGTTAACGAATATCCCGTACAATTCACCAACCCCGGACACTCCGTTATCATCGGTAATCACCTCCAATGTTTCCTGCAACTTTCCGGTCATACGGTGGCCTTGCTCGTCAAGCTGTTTAACCAACTCAGCGTTGATAGCATCCCCAACTTTCCGGTAAGCAGTTTGTAGGCTCATAATTTTGACCTCTCGAATTTAAGTATCGCTCGAAATCCGGGCGAAGTGTTGCCGGTTGCAAAAATGTATTTCACCGGATATTCGTAATCATAAACACTGGTTTCATTTTCCAACTTTAAACCAACTTTTTTTATTCCGGTTGCTATTGTCGGAATGATTGTTTCTTCCGCATCCTCATTGTTTACCTTAAAGTTTGTCAAATCAACTCCAGACAATACCATTGTTTCAATATAATTGTACCCTGATGGGACTGTTATATTCAACGGAGTTACGGAATAATCACCCGTTACCGTTCCTGTGTCAATGTAAAGTAAATCCGGTTGCAGCCCGGTTGCCAGTGTTGCCCCGTTAACCATCGTATATTGAGTAACACAGGTAAGCCCAGGCGCAAATACAGCAGGTAAATATGTGCCTGTTGTTCCATAACTGACAACTTTCAGCGTGAAATATCCCCATGCCTGCCAGTTAGTTGAGCCACCTTCCGGCGCATCCATCAAAGTCATTAAGTCCTCTGTCCCGTTGAAGTCACCTAATACACGGAGCGTTGAATAGTTGTTGATCCCGTTTACATAGGTCAACGCGGCGGTGTGCAGTGTGTCCCGTATGTCGATCTCATTAAACGGAGGATATTCAAATGTGCCTCCCGTTGCTGGTTTGATCGACTGCCTTATCCCGATCCATATCTTACAATCGAAGTAAGCCTCACAGGTGTTGCGGTGATTAATTGGCCATTGTCGCGGCGGCTCCACAATGATAACCCCGTCCGCAATGGATTTTACGGTGTTGTACTGATCTTTGTACATCCCGTAAAATGTGAATGTCGGTAAGACCGAAGCGGCAACAGCCTGCAATGCCTGATATGTGGCTTTGATTGTCATACTATGCCCTCCATCGGAAACATCATATCATGGAAATATTCACGATTGATTACAATTCCTTTCGGCTTTCTGTAATGCTCTATTTTATCGCAAATCCTTTGATATAAAGTAAGGTAAAAATCATACAATTCTTTATAGTCAAATGAATTATCTGATTCGTCAAAAAGTTGATCATAAAAGTTTTTTTCGACAACCGTTAATTCGTTAAGAGCGTTTTCAATCTCTCTTAACATCAGTCTTTTTTGTTGCCTGTTAGTTGGCTCAAACGCTAAATAAACAGGGTGCATCTTATCAATTGTTGTCATTTCTTTATCATTTCTTCATTAAACTTATTATCCAGATTAATCCAGCCCAAAATATCAATGAAATCGTACAACGGCATCAATTTAACTGTGTCAATTGTGCCTGCGATTTGTGACTTTGCCACCGTATAAAGCCAAGTCGTGAAACGTTTGCGATCCATGCCTGAACTCTTAACTGCATCCTGTATCTTTGCACTTGCTTTGCTGTATATTTCAGGATATTGATCGCGTATTGTTGCGTGAGCCGCTGTGTGCAAAAAAAAACCTCCCAAGCTATCGACATCGGCAATTCACCAAACAGCGCCGCCCGTTTCTGAATCTCTATTTCGTCATACTTCGCCCCATCAGGATGGCAGTATGTCGCAATGAACAGCGGCAAATGCTTAATCCCATCCCTGCCCAAATCAGCGATTACTGATAAGATATTGCTGCTTTCAACAAATTCAACAGCTTTTGACGAATAGGCCGGTAACAAGTTCGATTCAACTTTAAGCGTTTCCGGCAAGATGTATTTCACCCCGTTCAACTCAAAGTCCGTTATGTCTTTCGGCTCATACGTTGCGGGTTGCTGTTGGTGCAGGTCAATGATAAAGGCCAAATGATACTTAACAAAGTAAAGCATGATGTCTGCCGCGTTGGTATGGTCAATTACAGACCTGTCAAACGTGCTTAGTATCTCGAAAGTCTTTGCAGCGTATTTGAACCCATCAACTCCAAAGTTCCACAATGCCACATCAAACAGGTTATCTTTGACATTCTCAGGCAGATCAATAGCCATTAACCGAATAGCCTGGTTAACGGTCATCTCGTCCCACTCTGTAATTATCCGGCCCTTAGTCTTGTTGATCTTCAGATGTATCATCTTTGTCTGGTTCGGGTTGTGATTGATCTTTGGGTTCTTCTGTTGTTGTAATGGCATCTTTCGGGTAACCGTATTTTTCAGCCAGATATTCAGGCGTTAAGGTCAAACCAAGTGATTTAAGTTTAATATCCTTGTCAAGTTCAGCCATGTCCTCTGCTGTGTGGCTTTCTTCAAAGATAAATTTACCGTTTGCCTGTTTGCCGAACAAAGGCAATTTATCAAAGAACTGATAATTAAGTACATCGAGTAAATACGTTGCGTCTGATTCGTAAATGTTCGCGGTTGTCCTTTCGTGTACTTCACCCTGTGACCGGCTCGACCCTTCATCGGTTGTCATTGTGGAGCCTAAAATCAGTTTGCTTAGTTCCTTATTCAGCAAATCCATGATTGAGGTGAATAGTTGGTTCTGCTGCGAACTCGACATACTTTCCATGTTCACATCGGCCACCCCGTCCGGTAGTTGCAAAGTCCCGGAGCCGGATAGATTGCGGACGGCCTCCATTACCTGGCTATTGATTTTCGGATCGTTGTTTTTAGTTTTGATTACGGTAAAGTTGTTCCCTGCTAATTCAGTATAGTTCATCATGTCGGACATCAACTGCCGGATGTGAATTGCAATGTAAGAGGCCGTTTTCAATATTCCCAAATCGCGCTGATTACCTACCGGCATAATATATTTTTCACGGCCTTTATCATTGTACGGCATCGGGCCTTGTCCTGTTTCACGGCTGTAAACAACCTGTCTGATAGGGTCAACGTGCTTACGGTTTATCAAATCGTAATTGAACCACTGTTGGCCAGCATAGTCTGTGAAGTCAAACAGGCTGAACCCCCAGAACTTTGTATTCAGGATTTCACCAATGAACTGTTTGAATTGTGGTGACTTCATCCATTCTGTAATATCTTCGTCAACTTTGCCGGATTTCTTCACGAATTGCAGGTTCCTTTGAAGTAAAACAGATTGCCGGATAGATAGCAGGCTATTCAAATGAGTTACAATGTCGATGTTTTCCTGGTAGATATTGTACAGGTTATACCTCAACGGATTAAATATTGATTCAGCCTGTTTGATTGCTGCTGTCAAATCACCGACATCCCGCGTTGGTCTGCTATTTGAACTCAGGCTAATTGTGAACGTGCCTTGTTTTTCTGTCGCCGGTGTGATGATCTCATTCTTTACCCGGTTCAATTCGTAGCCTAATATTTTCATGCTCTGTTGTTTCTTCGTGTTGGCATTATGGTTCGTTCTGGTATTCGTATCAGCGGCGTTAATGCGTACCCTATTGCATCAATACAATGGTTATGTTTATCTAATAGCACCGGCAATACATCTCCGGTTCGTTTGTCTGTCTTGTATGAATACAGCCTCATTTCTTCTGATGTATGCGGGCAATCCGGGTGTACTATTATCGCTTCAAAGTTGCGCATAAAATCAATACGATCTTCAACGCATCCGGGCCATTTCTCGACTGATTCAATCGCAAACCCGGCCCGCTTCATATAGCTAACCAACTCCGGCCTTGCTGAATCTGCCCGGATATTGTACTGCCTGGCTTCCGGCACCTTTTCAAATAGGGCGGGCGTGTCGTCAACTTCGCAACCAACTTTATAGGCTTCGTTTCTGATGTATAATTTCCGGTCTTTAATGT